GAGAAGAACGTCACAGTCACTGCGGCAGCAACAGGACACGGGAAGCTGATCAACGTCAATCTGTCTGACGGAGATCTTCCCAAGCATGAGGCTTTCCTGTGGCTCATGAAGGACGGCGACTCCATGATCGCGATCGGATGCGAGAAGGGACAGGTCAGCGCTGTTGACAATGTTACATTCGCTCCGAATGGCGCTATCAACTGGGTTCCCACGATCACGGCCCTCGATGACGGCTTCAAGATGATCGTAGACGAAGGTGGTGAATAATGGCGAATTTTACGCTTAAGCGCAAAGAGGTAAAGACTCTGCGCATCCAGGCCGATGACAACTCCTTCGAGCCTTTTGAGATCCCGCTGAGGGGAAGCCTCACGGTAAAAGAAGCGATGCTTCTCAACACCGAGGAAGGGTCCTTCTCATTCTTCAAGAAGCACATCCCCGCTGAGGTCTTCGATTCGCTTGATTTTGACGGGCTCAACTCCATCATGCTTGCGTGGAAAAAGGAGTCCGACAAGCGTTCACGGCTTAACATGGGGGAATCATAAGCCTCGCGCGCACTGTAGAAGAGCATGGCGGGGCGATCGAATACGACCTACTAACAAAAACGGGTCACACACTAGATGATATCGGGCGCTCTCTTTCATGGGATGCGCTCGATTCTTTTTTATCTAATATCGGACCGGATTCCGCAGTCGTGCGTGAACTCAACCCCAGCATTTATGACTGGTCCACGACGCAGAAGACAAACAGGATCCTTGCGGATATATGGGACGCTCTGATGCTGATCAATAATAATCTCGTTGCGATCGGATCCAACAAGCCTGCGAAAAAGCACAAGCCATATCCGAGGCCGTGGAAGCCCAAAGCAGATGATGAAAAGCACATCGGCTCAGATGGCCTTCCGCCGGATGAACTGCAGAAATGGTTCGACAAAAAGAGGGAAGAACACAATGCCAGAAGTAGCACAAGCCACCATAACAGTGACTCCGGTCCTTCAGGGGGCTCAACAGTCGCTGACTGAACAAATGACACAGGCGGCTGAGCCTGCGGGTACTGCCGCAGGAAATGCTGCCGGCAAAAAGATGACTGACTCGATCAGCAAAAAGATGGGGTCTGCAGGCTCCGCGCTCACGAAGGGCGTCACGGCTCCGCTCGCAGCAGTTGGCACGGCGTCTGTGGCGGCCTGGAAAGAGGTCGACGCAGGTCTCGACACAATCGTGACTAAGACGGGCGAATCGGGCGAAGCGCTTGATGGGATGCACGATATCCTCAATAATATTGCCACGTCCATTCCGACGGACTTTGAGACGGCAGGCGCCGCCATCGGGCAGGTCAACACCCGATTCGGAGTTACCGGTGACAAGCTTGAGGATCTGTCGGCCCAGTTTGTTAAATTTGCGCAGATAAACAATAAGGACGTGTCCAACTCGGTCGACTCCGTGTCTAAGATGATGGCGGGCTTCGGCCTGGAAGCTGAAGACGCAGGCAGGATCCTGGACGCGCTCAATACGGTCGGACAGCAAACGGGCGTCGATGTCGGAGCGCTAGCGGATACTGTGGCGGCAAACGCCAAGCAGTTCCAGGAGATGGGACTTTCCGCCGAAGAGGCGGCGGCCTTCCTCGGACAGGCGTCTATGGCAGGCCTCGACACGTCCGGCGCGATGATGGGCCTCAAGACCGCTATGAAGAAGGCCTCCGAGGACGGGATCTCCCTGAGCGACGCGCTGGCAGGCTTTGACGAGGTTATGCAGAGCAACGCGAGCGAGTCTGACAAGCTCGCTGCAGCTTATGAGCTCTTCGGATCAAAGGCGGGCGCGGCGATTGAGAATGCGGTCAGCAACGGCACGCTGAACCTGTCCGACTTTTCGTCAAGTCTTGGAGACTTCGAGGGCTCAGTCAGTGAGACATTCGAGGGAACCCTCGACCCGATGGACCAGTTCACCACGACGATGAACGACCTCAAGTCTCTCGGCGCTGAGCTGGTAGAATCTGCAGGGCCGATGCTGGTGGACCTTCTCGAGAGCGCTACGGACGGAGTCGAAAAGCTGACTGACGCTTGGAACGGGCTGTCCCCGGATATGCAGGAGACGATCCTCAAGGTTGCAGGCATCGCCGCAGTGGTCGGCCCCATGCTCGTAATCGGCGGAAAGGTGATCGGCGGGGTCTCCGCGATCTCCTCAGGCCTGAGCGGGCTGTCCGGCATGATCGGCGGTCTCGGGTCAGCTGCAAGCGAAGCGGCTCCTGCGGTCACGACTGCCGGGACTTCGTTCGGAGAGATGGCAGGCGGAGCGCTCAAGATGATCGCGGCAGCAGGAGCATTGCTCATCACGGCGGCTGCCGTGTGGGTGCTCGCAGATGCAGCCATAAGGATCTCTGAGGCGGGCACACCCGCGATCGCAGTCCTCGCCGGTATGGCGGTGGGCATCGGCGCTCTGATGGGCATCGCGGCTCTGTGCGGGCCCGCACTCACAGCAGGGGCTGTTGGTTTTATCGCGTTTGGGGCGGCAATGCTGGAGATCAGTGCCGGCGTAGCAATAGCCAGCGCCGGGATCGCACTGGTCACAACGGCAGTCACGGGACTTGTTCAAACGGTCTCCGACAACGCAGGACAGATCAACAGCATCGTGACAAACGTCGGTGAGACAGTCGACGGCACGATCACGACGGTCTCTGACGGCATCACGCAGGTCATAGACGCCATTTCCGGAGGCGTAGAGGGCGTCCTGGGAGCAGTCGCGGGAATCTTCGACTCGATGGGCGAGGCGGCCCTGAACGCCGGCACAGGCTTTGAAAAGCTGGCCGGCGCAGTTGTCGGTCTCACTAAAGACACTGGCGTGCTTGATCTTGGCGCGACGCTTACGGCGACGGCAACAGGCGTCAGCAAGATCACGGACGCAGCATCCGGAGCCGGGACCGCGGCAAACAATATTAAGTCGCTCAACACTTCGTTCACGTCGCTCAATACGGCGGCGCAGACGGGATCCAGAGCGATCACTAACTTCGGGTCGTCGGTTAAGAGCACCATGTCCGGTGCGGCCGCGTCGATCAGGAACGCTGGCATAGCGTCCAGTCTGCAGGACGAGCTGAACGACGCATGCGGGACAGCATCGGGTGAGCTCGGGAGACTGGAGTCGATGTTTAGCAACGTCGACCTGAGTTTCGAGCAGCACATCCGCGTGCCTCACTTCTCAATGTCCGGAAGCTTCAACGCGCAGACAGGATCCACGCCGTCAGTAAGCACGAGCTGGTACGACAAGGCGACAGACGTGCCTTTCCTGTTCCGTAACGCGACGATCTTCGGCGCCGGAGAAAAGCACGACGAGGTGCTGTATGGACGTGAGAATCTGCTCAATGACATCCGGGAGGCATCCGGAGGTGGTGCGACTGTATATGTGACCGTAAACGGCGCTGAGAATCCCGAGGACTGGGCGATCAGATTTGCCAAGGAATTCAAGCTTCAGGCGAGGACGGCATAATGGCATATAAGACTATAAGGCCGACAGGCCTGTCGGTTAAGAGACACAACAACTATTTCACAATCAGCTGGAAAATCACGGATAAGGATTACAGCGAGGGGCAGACACTGCAGTACCGCTTCCCGAAGGGTAAGTGGAAAAACGTTGTCATCGGAAACGCGACAACAAAAAAGACGCTGATGTTTCCTGCCACCGATTACTATCCATATAAGAAAAAGACACTCGGCAAGCTGTTCGTCCGTGTCCGCGGACGACGGAAGGACTTCAAAAAGGACACGAACAGCAGCACAACGATCAATCCCGAGATGTCCGATTGGACACAGAAGGACTACGACGTCCTCGTCCCGATGAGGCCGTCACTGTCCGCGTCGCTGTCTTCTTCTGCGAACAACGTCACGACATTCGCCTGGAAGACAGTGACCGACGCGGAGAGCGCGCGGTGGTTTTCCAGAGTCGAGTGTCAGACAAGACTCGTGAAGGACTCCACGATCGTGGACGGGTCGAAGCTGTCCGCGACAGGATGGACGCATCACAGCTTCGGAGGCGCGAACGGATCCGCGACGATCACAGAGGATTCCTCCGTGATCAACAAGGGCGTGCCGTATACGCGATGGTTCAGGGTACGCTCCCAGGGGCCTCAGGGGCACTCTGAGTGGGTCTACGCCAGACATGTATATGCAGTGCCTTATCAGACAAAAAACGTTAAGGCGACGGCAAAGCAGACAGAGGCGGGCGGCTATCTCTGCACGGCGACCTGGAAGACGCCGAAGAATTCGGCACATCCGGTCGATAAGATCAACATCCAATACTGTTACGCTCAGCCCGTCGACGGCATGCAGTGCCCGGACGGCATAAGCTGGACAGATGCCGAGACGCTCGCATATAAGGACGGGTCCGACGCATCGTCCATATCGATCGACTCCACGGTCGGCACGGATCAGTGTATGCTTGTCAGGGTCAACACGGTCCATGACCGCAACACGACTTACGGCTATCCCGTTATCGCTGCGGTCGGTGCGCTCGCAAGCCCCACCGGGCTGACGATAGAGGATATCGATACGAGCACGTACAGAGTGACTGTCAAGGCGACCAATGCAAGCCAGGTGCAGGACAGCTTCCTGGCGATAAAGTACATGACGGCAGACGACCCGAATGGCTTCATTATTGGGATCATCCCGCACGGGCAGAACACGATCACCGTACAGTGCCCGGCATTTACGAGCTCCACGGCTCTCCGGTTCAGTGCGATGGCAGTCGTCGGAATCTATGCGGAGACGGTCAGGGGCGATGGTGTGTCAAGCTACGCGATCGAAACAGAGATGCGGTCCGCGCTGGTCGAATACGGCGGCAGCGTTCCTGCAGCTCCGGCCAATGTGAGACTGTCTCAGACAAACACAGTCGGAACGGTGCGCGTCACCTTCGATTGGGCGTGGCAGCAGGCGACGGCAGCAGAGCTGTCCTGGGCAGACCACGACGACGCGTGGGAGTCCACAGACGGCCCCACGACGTACATGATCAACAACACACATGCCTCAGCCTGGAACATCTCCGGACTGCAGACAGGCAAGACGTGGTACATCCGCGTCAGGCTTGCTTCCGGCGTCGGAGAGAACCAGACATTCGGAGCATATTCGGACGTCGTAGCGATCGATCTGTCGAGTGCTCCGGCGATACCGATCCTGACGCTGTCTGACAGCGTGATCACCGAAGACGGGAGCGTGACGGCATCGTGGGCCTTCTCGTCCACGGATGGCTCGGCACAGGCATCTGCAGAGGTCGCCGAGGTGGCAGACGGCACTTATACGACACTTGCGGTGGTCGACTCTGTGCAGCATGTGTCCATCAGTGCAGAGGATGCAGGCTGGTCATCGGGCGAGACGCACAGCCTCGTCGTAAGAGTCGTGTCGGAGTCGGGCAGACAGTCAGCGGGGTGGAGCGATCCCGTATCCGTAACGGTGGCCGAGCCGATCACAGCCGAGATCACGCAGATCTCACTGGTCGAGCAGACGCTGACAGAAGACGGTGTACAGCGGACCGTGATGTCTCTGACAGAGATGCCTCTGACGGTCACCGTGGAAGGAGCGGGCCTCGGCGGCACGACACGGGTCGTCATTGAGCGGGCCGAGACTTACCATCTGACACGGCCTGACGAGACAGACTACAACGGCTTTGAAGGAGAGACCATAGCGATCTATACGCAGACCGGCGAAGACCAGATATCGATCGGGCTTGATGACCTGATCGGACATCTGGACGACGGAGCCGCTTACAGACTCATCGCGACAGTCCAGGACGGCCTCGGCCAGTCCGCTGAAGTCGTGCAGGCCTTCGAGGTACACTGGACGCATCAGGCTCTCATGCCGGACGCGTTTGTGTACGTGAGACAGAGTGAAGCGGTCGCGGTCCTCAATCCGATCGCGCCGGAAGGCGCCATAGCGACGGATGTCTGTGATATCTACAGATTATCCGTAGATAAGCCGGAGCTCATCTATCCGGACGCGGTATTCGGGGAGACCTATGTCGATCCGTATCCGACGATCGGAGAGCATGGCGGGCACAGATTCGTGTTCCGCACAGCTAACGGGGACTACATCACGGAGAACGACGAGCTGGCATGGGTCGACATGACTGAGTCAGAGGGCGATACGCTCTATTCCGATGCGAACATCATCGACTTCGGTGCCGGCCGCGTCGTGATCGAATACAACGCGGATCTGAGCAACTCCTGGCGTAAAGATTTTACGGAGACCAAATACCTGGGCGGCTCTGTCCAGGGCGATTGGAACCCGGCAGTAAGCAGGACCGGCTCGATCAGCGCCGTGGCGGTCACGGATGACATCGAGACCATCGAGGCGATGAGAAGGCTGGCTGTGTATCCCGGGATCTGCCACGTAAGGACGAAAGACGGAAGCAGTTATGCTGCAGACGTCCAGGTCTCTGAGAGCCACAAACAGAGCAACGGGCACAGGATCGTGGAATTCTCCCTGTCGATCACAAGAGTCGACGCAGAGGGCTATGACGGCATGACGCTTGCCGAGTGGCAGCAGACTGGAGGCGTATATGATTGACTGGAGCAAAGGCTATAGCGCGTCATACTACGCCGAGAGAGTTGATCCGGCAACGTGGCGCGATGTCGAAGTGATCCGCATCACGGGCGGGACAGTAAAACGCGAGCTGACGGGCAAGAGACAGTCTGCGGACATCTCGTGCGTGAATTACCACATAGACGTTGAGCAGTGGATAAGAGTTTACATGGACGTGCGGCAGGAGGGGTCTTCTGCTCACGTCCCTCTTTTTACGGGACTTGCGACGTCTCCGGATGATGACATCAACGGGACGCTCACGACTAACTCGCTGTCATGTTTTTCTGTCCTCAAACCTGCCGAGGATGTGATCCTCCCACGTGGATGGTACGCGCCGGCAGGCATGAGCGGTGGCGAACTGATCAGGCAGC